GTCAAGATCAAGAACCTTCGTACTGGCCTGGTTGCCACGGGCATAGTTCTGGACAGAGGTCCTTACGGTATGGTGGACGAAAACGGTTGGTTCAACTCCATGCTTGAGAAAGATAGAGCCAAGGCAAGAATATTGAAGGTAGGTCGACGTAAGGCATACAGAGGGTGTGCGGACATAACACCGTCTTTCGCCAAGAAATTAGGGCACATAGGCAGGGACAAGATAAAACTTTGGAGAAAACCTAGAAAAAGACTTGACCGAGAGCCTTCCCTGTAGCATTATGAAGACACGAACACGATGGATGTTCGCACAACGAGTAGAGAAAAGTAGAGAAAAGAAAATGGGACTATTATCAAACATCAAGAATGCACGAGGAACACGCGGCGGGATTTATTTCAAGCCAGGTCTTTATGACGTAACTATTTCACGAGTACGTACAGGTAAGACCCGTGCTGGGGATGACTTCTTCGTAGTAGAGGCCAACGTAGACACCTCTACATGTGAAGAAATTCCCGCAGGAGCTTCCTGCAGCTGGATGGGACTTCTTAAACACGACAGTACGTTGGGTAACATCGCTGACTTCTGCCGAGCAGGCCTCTTTGAGTACGCAAAGCAGAATGGCAAAGATCCTGGGGTGAAGTCCTTCGACGACATTGAATTGGATGAGGCTACAGTTGAAAACGCCATCGCAGGTGATGACAACATCCTTGCTGGAATCAAAATGAAGGTAGAGGCCTACAGCATTCAAACCAAGGCAGGTAAGGACTTCACAAAAGTCGCATTCCTTCCACTATAAAATTCCTTTCTGGGGTCATAGGGTTGAATTCCCCACTACTAGTGATAGTAGTGGGGTTTTCTTTTCAGAGGAGGATTTATGAAGGTAATAGCATTCGACACGGAGACGCACCTGATAACACCAGGGTGCACGGCGCCTAAGCTGGTGTGTGTATCCGTAGCCCTACAAGAGGGCAAAGGGCAGAGAGGCACAGGCAAGATATTCCTGGCAAAGGATGGCCTAGCGTTCCTTAAGGAGGTCCTACAAGACAAGGACGTGATCCTAACAGGACACCACACGTGTTTCGATCTAGGGGTAATATGCGCTGAGGACCCATCCTTAGTCCCATTGGTGTTCCAGGCCATCGACGAAGGGCGCCTGGCCGATACACTTCTTCGACAGAAGATTATTGATAACGCGTTAGGTGAGTTAAAATTCGTATGGAACGAGGAAACCTTCGAATATAAAAAACAACGTTACGGGTTGGCATTCGTGGTCAGCCGCTTGCTTGGCAGACACCGAGAGAAGGGCGAGGATACCTGGCGCCTAAGGTACAATGAGTTGGAGGATACTCCTGTGGCTGACTGGCCAAAAGACGCACAGGAATACGCAGAATTTGACGCCGAGGATACGATGGCAATGTACTTAAAACAATCAGACCTAGCTATAAAAGCAGGACTACCGAGTTTAGGGCAGGATGTACACGGAGAGAGATGGCAGATGGAGGCTTCATGGTCGCTGTATCTGGCCAGCATGTGGGGAATGCGCACAGACGGTGCTATGGTCAAGGAGCTATCTGTTATATTCTCTGATAAGTGGGAGACCTACCTCAAAGAGGCACAATTAGCTGGATTCGTGAGAGAAGACGTAAAGCGATCGAAGGATACCAAGGCCATAGCACTAGCTGTAAAGGAGTATTTTAATAGAACAGGATCCGAGGTACCCAGAACGCCAACGGGTAAGGTGTCCCTAAAAAGGGATGTACTCGTCAAAACTGATAATTCGGGTCTGTTGGCCGTGGCGGAGATGGGGAAGTGGCGGAAACTTCTGACCACCTACATACCCGTGTTAGAGGGAGGCACAGAGCATCCTATAAATTGCTCCTTCAATCCTATCTTGGAGACCTACCGAACATCCTGCTCAAGGCCTAACATCCAAAACCTGCCAAGAGTAGGCAACGTCAGGGAGTGTTTCGTGCCCCGTGAAGGTAGTACTTTCGTGTTCTGCGATTATGACACGTTGGAGATGCGTTCACTCGCCCAGGTATGCATAGACCTTTTTGGGTATTCAAGTATGGCTGACGCGTTAAGAGAAGGTAAGGACTTGCATCTGGATATGGCGGCAGAGATCGCTGGTATAGAATACGAAGAGGCGCAACGTCTTTTCAAGGGTGGAGATAGACACATAAAGGAACTTCGCCGACACGCCAAGCCAGCGAACTTCGGATTCCCCGGTGGTATGGGACCGTCAGCATTCCGGGACTACGCTGCGCAATACGGGGTAGAGCTTAATTTTCTCGAGAGCAAAGAACTCAAGAATACGTTCATGCGAAAGTGGCCGGAGATGGATGCTTACTTCCAATATTGCACTAGAATATCGAATACGACGGCTCGCGTAGACTTCATAAGATCAGATATGATCAGAGGAGATGTTAGTTATACAGCGATATGTAACGGGTTCTTTCAGCACCTGGCGGCTATGGGGGCTAAGAGGGCCATGTACGAGTCTAGCAAGGCATGCTACACTACGCGTGAGTCCCCCTTGTATGGATGTAGACCCGTGGCTTTCATTCACGATGAAATAGGTGTAGAGGTACCCTCACACGTTGATATCCATGACGCAGGTAAGGAGTTGGAGAGAATTATGATTGAGACTATGAGTTATTGGATCCCAGATATTCCCATAACGTGCGAACCTTTCGCTATGAAGAGGTGGTATAAGGGAGCGGATAGTGTTTACAAAGACGGGAGGTTAGTGCCATGGGAACCAAAAGAGTAAAAACACATACTATTCTGGCCTACGATGACGGGGAGGTGTTCCAGGACTGTTTGATATACCTGAATGTTGTCAGGAACCAAGGGTTATCCCCTAAGTACGTAGAAATGAGTGTAGAGACCGCAGACTCGTTGATAGAAGACTCAGATATAGACTTCTCTCCTGAGGGAGGTAATGAGAACATAAAGATAACCATAGGGAATATACCCGTCATAACAAACGCCTCGATGAAATTTGGAAGCGTAGTTTTTATCTACTGAGCACAGAGCCCGCCTAACAAGCGGGTTTTTCTTTTCGTTAAAAACGTTGACTTTTCCTTCAATGGTATATACTGTTTTTACATGGATGACATACGAAACAGTATAATTTTGGAACTGCAGGACCGGTTCTGTGCAGTCAGTTGCAACGGTCTGAGCATCTTAGTGGATGGGGAAGACAAGACGTGTGAGATAGAAGCGCTTGTCTGTGAATCCTTCGTAACAGGTGAATCCGAACCCGAAGATATAAGTAGGCTAGTGGACTGGATGCTATAATGGCTAGGGACAGAGAGGACACCGTACCTATCTATATAGAGTTACCTGAGGCAGATGCATCTATTTGGAAGAGAGGATTAGAGAACGTAAGAAGAAAAATAGAAGACCTAGAATCCAGAAGAAAGATAGGAGAGAAAAAGAGTGACAGCGAAAAAACTAGTAACCAAGAGAGAAGCTAAGAGAAAGACCCAACAGATAGGACTACGGTGTTCAGCCGCCGAGGCCAGGATATATAAGAAACTGTCAGAAAGTACAGGGATGCCCATAGCGTGGTTGATAAGGGAAGGAATGCGGATTATTGTGCTTCAAAACCTAGGCAGGCGCGCCGCAGCTGAGCTAGAGACTTGATAATCTCTATAGATCCTGGTGTCTACATGCACGGAGTAGCTACCTGGACAGAAAAAGGAGTCATGACAGGGGCCTTCTATGCCAGTCACGAGGAGATCACCCTTATGAAGCTTAGACGCGTAAGTAAGGTAATTATAGAGATACCTCAAATTTACCCCCTACGCCAATCCAAGGGAGGCCTTCGAGGGCAAAACATCCTGGTTGATTTGGCCTACAGTGCTGGTATGGTTGCCGGACACCTGTGCTCTGAATACAAGGTTTACAGACCACGCGAATGGAAGGGTCAGGTACCTAAAGATGTTATGGTAGAGAGAATTAAGAAACGCGTTACTGACAAGGAAAAGGCGACTATGAATTTACCTAAAAACAAATCCAAACAACACAATGTGTGGGACGGAGTCGGTGTTGGACTCAAATACTTTGGGAGACTATAATGTTAGCGATGAAATACAAAGACGACAAAGTTCTTATAAAGCGATATGTCTATATATCTTGGTGGGCACAAATAAAAGCCCTACCAGGTGTGTATAAAGGCAAGAAGAGTGATAGAGATAAAGAGATAAAGAAGCTTGCTAAGGAGATGTATGAGGACTTTACTAAACTTATAGAGGAACTTCAGGAAGAGGCCAGAGAGATCATGTTGAATGAGATCAAACGTTTCGAAGACGAGCCCTTACGCGTATTGGACGGATATAGAAAATAATGACGATAACAGCAAAGATATTAGCAGATTCAATGAGCCCAGTAGGTTCCCGACTAACGACTTTTGAGTTGGAATACCCGAGGTTCATTCACTCACAGATGCTCACGCATAGAGTATTCTCGAGAAACACTTCCAGCTCAAGAGCTATCCCTGTTGATAAAGTAATTCAACATATACTAGATAACCCTATTGATCACAAAACAATAACTAAGAACATGCCCGGTATGTCTAGTAACAAATTAGCTTCACCACCAGAGAGAGAAGGTTTTATAGATTCATGGTATATTGCTAGGTCCGCAGTGATTAGGGAGGCTAGGAAGATGAATTTGCTAGGTATACATAAACAACACATCAACAGAATACTTGAACCGTTTACTCACATTAAGGTAGTTTTGACAGGTACTGAGTACAGGGGATTCTTCACACAGAGGATATCCTCTCACGCCCAGCCAGAGATAGAGGAACTAGCCATAGCCATGTTCGAAGCTATGGAGAACAGTGAGCCTAGGGGGACGATGGAGCACCTACCGTACATAAAGGAAGAGGAGCGAGACCTAGAATTCGTACGTGAAATCAGTGTTGCTAGGTGCGCACGGGTTAGCTACAGATCAGGAGGGAAGACCCATGAGGAGGACTTAAAATTGTTCGAACGATTGATAAACTCTGGTCATTGGAGTCCTTTAGAACACGTGGCTGTGTCGGACATTAATCCTGATAATTGGGACAATCTAAAAGGGTGGAGAACCTTAAGGAACATCAAAGAATTATGAGAACACAAGAATTTATAAGGTCACCTCTGGCTTGGACAGGAGGCAAGTTCACACAGATGTTAGCGGTGGTCGAGGCCATAGGAGTACCTACGGGTTATTATATCGAGCCTTTTGTAGGATCATGCGTAGTACCGATGAACCTGGACCTTTCACAGGCTAAGGGAGTTATGTTATCGGACGGTTGTCCTATGTTGGTGAGGGCAGTCAACGCTATGATAACGATGAAGCCTATAGACTTCCTACAGGAGTTATATAACAGGTCAGATACAAGCAAGCATTATCTAAAGGTAAGAGATCTTTTCAACAAAGGAAAAGCGTCAGACGCTGATTGCGTGTTCCTGTTGAGGAGAAGCTTCTCAAAGATGGCAAGGTTCAATAAAAAAGGAGAGTTCAATACTCCACCTGGTATCTTCACAGACAGGCTCATAAACATAGAGAGTGTCAGAGCCTTGCAAGAAAGAGTTCCAGAGGTGATGTTGAAGGATTTCAGGGATACCGTATTGGAAGGGTCAGGCAACACGTATTACTTCGACCCTCCGTACCTAGGTACCTTTTCAGGATATACCAAGGAGGGCTTTGATGAGTCAAAACACGAGGAGCTCGCTACTATAGCAAAGGAGTTGGTGCAGAGTGGAAATCGTGTGGTTGTCAGTAACTCTAATTGTGAGGAGGTACTTTCTCTCTATGAGGGGTTCAACACGTTACTCCTAGGAGGCAAAGGGTACCTGGGACAACGTGGCCGAGAGGAACTCCTACTTTGGGCAGGACCAAAATAATATATACAAGACTTGACTATTCGGTATATACCACATAAGGTTAAGACATGAAAAAGGAGCAATCATGAAACGCAGAACTAAGACCAAAGATAGAAGGGACACAAACATTTTAATCAGGGTATCTCGCGCTGAGCACGATAAGATCCGCAAAAACGCAGAGAGTGCCAACAAAACTATATCTGCTTTCCTTAGGGATTACGTGTTGAAAAGCAAGACGACTATGAATAGAATCGATGAGTTATTGAACAGTTTCAGAATCGATGATGATGGAGATATTTCAGAGGATATATTCACTAGGCTTGTAGAGATAAGAGACAGGCAAGATGAAGAGTACGAGAAACTCCTAGAAGCAGAGAGGAATTATGGCCCTCTGTGATGGAACCCTCTAAGATAAAGTGCTACAAAGAACACGGTAGGTGGATTGTAGAAACGCGTTATGGCCTAGAACAACACCACCTGACCACGTATCACTACGGCGCCTCCCTAGAGGAGGCCTACAACAAAATGACCCAAGAAAGAAACGCAAAATGAACGAAGAAGAAGTAGAGAGACTGATAGTTGAAATTAGAGAAGAACTCGTTCGCAGTCTAGGGGATCCCCCCGAGGAAGTCCGTACGCGTATTTTTGCCATAGCTAAGAAGCACAATCCACAGCTATCGGACTTTATAATCAACGCCACGCTAGACGCAGTTTTGATCCCTTATTTCGAGGAAGAGGAGAGCTTCATCAATGATGTTGAAGTCACAACCTGGAATTTGCCTAGCAAGAAAGAGAAGGTGCTGAATTGATAGCCTACGTGTACAGAGCCAAGCTTATTCGTGTAGTCGACGGGGATACGGTTTACTTAGAGGTAGATTGTGGATTTCGTCTTAAGACCACGCACTCATTCAGAATTTTAGGGATTGATACCCCAGAGCTTCGAGGTGGAACACTAGTGACCAAGGCGGATGCAAGAGCAGCCAAACATAGGACCCAGGCTCTACTTGAGGCCGAGGAAAAAGCACTTGGACACCTACTCATAAGCACCTCGAAGGCCGACTCATTCGGTCGATGGTTATGTTTCATATCCCTAAGGCACCTAAATTCAGACCTAGGCGCAGAACTATTGAAGGAGGGGCACGCCGTGCCTTACACGAAATGATATTTTTAGACGAAGAATTTCTCAAGAAGTACTCTACTCAAAAACCACCTTTCGGTCCCATAGGGGAGCTAGTCTATCTTAGGACCTACGCGTTAGATGACGAGGTTTGGCAAGACACGGTCGCTCGCGTGGTCAATGGCTGTTACACCTTTCAGCGCAACCACATGCTCAAGACCGGTGGATCGTGGTCCGACAAAAAGGCCTGCGAATCTGCAGAGAAGATGTACGATCATATGTTCAACATGCGATTCCTGCCCCCAGGGCGTGGATTGCGAAACTGTGGAACACGTCTAAAAGCAGGTGGGGCCAGTCTTAATAACTGTGGATTCGTGTCTACTGATAATCTACAGGACGACTTGGCGGCGCCTTTCCAGTGGGCCATGGACATGCTCATGTTAGGGGTAGGTGTAGGCTTTGACCTGAAAGGTAGCGGCGTCACGTTGACACCTCCTGGCGTGACCACTCGAGTCATGATCATCCCAGACACTCGTGAAGGATGGGTTGATGCCCTGGGCACTCTTTTGAACACCTACGTGAATGGTGGTCCAAAGGTCTACTTCGATTACTCCGAGATTCGCCCAGAGGGAGCACCTATCTCTTCAGGAGGGGTGGCTTCTGGCCCCGCGCCATTGAAGGAGATGCTCGATGACATTCGTGACCTTCTACGTGCGTGTTGGAGAACACTGTCAGGGGAAAACATCAACGACATCTTCGCTTTGATAGGCCGTTGTGTTGTAGCAGGTGGAGTACGTCGCTCCGCACAAATTGCCCTGGTAGACTCGTTTGAGGACTACTCCCTCAAGGATCCTAGCAAGTACCCTTATGAAACTTCCCACTACCGGTGGGCGGCCAATCACAGCGTGGTTGTGGAGAAGGGAGCCTCTATCCAGGATTACCAAGATATCTTGTTTGCTACGCGTAACGTGGATGAATTAGGGATAGCCTGGATCGATAATATGAAGTCCTTCTCACGCATGAAGGACCCTGCCGACAACAAGGACTACAAGGCCAAGGGATCAAATCCCTGCGCAGAGCAGACCTTGGAGGACAAGGAACTTTGCTGCCTAGTGGAGGTGTTCCCTACGCGTATTGAAAATGAATACGAGATGCAGAGTGTCCTAAAATACGCGTATCTCTATGCGAAGTCCGTGACGCTGGTACCGGTGTTGAACTCAGAAGATACCAATGCCATCGTGGCTCGGAATCGCCGGATAGGGTGCTCACTGACAGGCATCCAACAGAAGATCGCAGAGGTAGGGTGCGGGGAGTTCTACTCACAGCTAGATAGGAGCTACCACTACCTCAAACAGCTAGATCGCCGCTATTCGTGTTGGATGGGAGTCCCTGAGTCTATCAAAATCACCTCAGTGAAACCTAGTGGTACGGTAAGCAAGTTGCCAGGTGTGAGCAGTGGGATGCACTTCCCTCTTAGCACGAGTTATTTTCAAGTTATCCGCTTGAATAAATTCAGTCCATATCTCGACTTGTACAGGAAGGCAAATTACAGGGTTGTAGACCTGAGTCCTGGTGAACCTAACACGTTTGCCGTGTACTTCGGGGTCTTGGACTCTTCAAATGTACGTAGTCAAGGGGATGTGTCTCCGTGGGAGCAGATGGAACATGCGGCAAAACTGCAGCATTACTGGGCAGATAACCAGGTCAGTGTTACAATCAGCTACAAGAAGGAAGATAGAGGGCAGATTCCTTACATGTTGGACGCTTATCAGGATCGTCTTAAATCCGTGAGCTTCTTCCCTGAGTCTCACTCCTTTGCACATGCCCCTTGGACTGCCGCTACTGAAGAAGAAGTGAAGGGATATATAGCGGGATTAGGCCCAGTCGATCTCAATGGTGTACGCGTTTCTCATGAAGCAGATGATGAGTTCTGTGACGGTGGTACGTGTGAAGTACCGAAGAAATAAAGGAAACCATGGAAGATAAAGATATAAAAGGGGTTTGTGCCTTGATAGAGATAAGTAATACAGAGGGATTCACTGTGACTCCTAATGAGGACACCTATAGGAGTAGAGGGATCCGTATAAATGGTATAAATATAGGAGAATACGAAGATGCTTCTCTAGAGTACCTAAAGAATTATTGCCTTACCAAGACTAGGGACATATATGACAAGAAAGGCAGGCTTATCAAAGATAAATACTTGTGTGTAGGCTCCCCTAGGGTGGGATTTACAGTGAACGGTGTATTTATAAGCACAGATAGGATGATGGAGTTATCTTATCAAGGGATATTGAAGGCAGTGGAGAAAGCTCTAAACACGGGTTTACACCAATTACTCAATGACTTGCTCTTATTTGAGCCGTTGTTTACTCGAATGGGTGAAGCAGGCCTCATTAGTAAAATGATAAGGACCGCTGAAAGACTGATATCCCTTAGAGACCCTAGGGAGAAGTAGCGCTTGTGTGCGTCCCTGCAATGATGTACAATGTAGGGATGTTGCAGAAGGCTATAGATCTTATTCAGGTAGAGTTGGAAGAGTCAAAAGAGGACTCCTTAAACGCTCTACGTTCTGACCCTGACTCTCAAGACACGGCCTCCAGAGTGAGCTACAACTCCGCGTTCGCTTCTGGCCTAGAGGAGGCTGCCAGGATACTTGAGGAACTCATCGTAGAGCTTCATGATTCCATGGAGTATAGAGGACCATGAGTTATGAGAAGTTTCCTGATAGTTGTTTTGACGTTGTCCCAGGCCTGCGCCTATTCAAGCAAGAGTAGGTGGAAGGCCCCCGATAACAATAGGATAATCAAAGCGTGTTGGAGTGAACCCCTTGGCCCTAACAAGGAGTTTTCAGTACCGTTGATTTGTGATGAGGGGCAGGTAGGGGACCCTATAACTTGGGACCATATCCCCATACACGTATCTGCTGACACGTCCAGTGCTGTTATGGCCAACAGGGCTGTCAAGGTCTGGAACGAGTGGATTGGTTTCGACGTCTTCGTGTTTGACATGGAGCTGACAAAAGGTACAGACGTGTTTGTGATGTTCTCGCCAAAACCTAACGGGCAGAAGGCAGGAACCACGGCATACATACTCAAAGCAGCTAACCACCGCATGTTCGTAGCTATCACCATCTACGCGTTAGGCAAGGAATCCCCAGAAACCTTTGTACATGAGTTCGGACATGCGTTAGGGTTAGAACACAAAGACGAGTATAGAGATATAATGGCACCTTCCATAGAGGGCATGTTCATGCCAAAAGCATCCCTTGAGGACCTCGCGGTTCTGAGGCATAAATACAGACATACCAGGAGGAGAAGATGAGAATTCAAGAGATAGAGGTACATATGAACGGAGGCCTGATAGGATACCTGAGTACCGTGAAGGATGGGTTTGTATTCAAGTACTGCAGTAATTTACCGAACGGGTATCGTGGCTTGCCAGAGTTCCCTTTGGAGCTATCGGAAAACATATCCAAAACATTGCAGACCACGTTCTCAAAAAGACTTAAGGTAGTAGGAGAGCACCCACTAGAGGAATTGTTAGATACACATCTAGCTACTGACACCATGATATTTAGGAAGAGAAAATGAATGACAAAGTTATAGGTTTAGACGTTATGGTAGAGTCCTACATCGACGCTATTATTCATACAGAAGGACTAACGCATTACTTCGAAGGGTATGCTTTCCAATACAGGGCTGCTAAGGATTGTGAGGACTTCTTAAGAGATATAGAAGGACTTGAGCATAATCTATCGTTCGAGCAAATAGGGCATACATTCGTGTCCTCACGCTTTGAATACGGATTAGGTTTTCTTGAATATTCAGCTGAAGAATGTAAAGATCATGATAAGATGGATTATATTGCGTATAGGTTTTCTCCTCTAAGGAGAGAGGCACAATGATATTTAGGAAGGTATGAATATGTTAATGGTATTTTTTGCGATGTTTTTTGGAGGGGTTGTTCTTTTTACTGGGGCCGTCCTACTCATATTTGAGCTTGCTAGTTTCTTAGGGGAACTTGCCGCCAAAGATGAAGTGGACAACGATGAGTAGGTTTCTAGACAAACGCGTTGACTTTGTGTTACCGTTACTATATGGAAGAAAAACACGTACCATTGCCCAAACCTCCGAAGCTATCGGATATAAAGTTTGAGCTATCTAACAACAAGAAGCGCTACGTAAGAGACGCTAAGAGATTCATAATAACGTCGGCCACGAACAACACGCCGGTCGACAAAACAGCTTGGGCCCTTCTCCATTCTTACGCGTTGGAGATAGAGGCCGAGATTCTCATAGTACCAGTACGGTACAAGAATCCCACTTCCAAGCAGGAAGAGCACAAGGCCGACCTAGGAGCATGGTGGCCAAGATGCTTGATGCCTTACCTGACAGACGAGTTGGTTAAGCTACACGAGCACCTATACCTCATGGCGCATGTCAGGGTGCAGGCCACGGCCACAAACCCCTTAACAGGCCTAGAGACGCTCTCTGCGGGTGAATCCTCACTGTTTGGGCATCCTCAGCTTTCCCTCAAGATGGTACCTACTCCGCAGAATCGCCTGCCAAAGATGATGCACACCACGGGTTCCATATCGGTCCCTGACTACAGTGCTTCTAAGGCTGGCGTCCGGGGAGACCACCACCACACCTTGGGAGGTCTTGTGGTTGAACTCGATGGACCTAGGTTCCATGTTAGGTCCCTACTCATCGATGACGAAGGCGGGTTCTATGACCTGGGCGTCTATCGAAACCTTGAGGGAGTCCAAGAAGGTGAGACCCTAGCCCTCGTTACGGGTGACGAACACGCTGCCTTCAACGATGATATCTGCCGAGAGGCCACCTACGGGGATGGTGGAATCACAGACACCCTCAAACCTGCCGCTATCGTGCGACACGATGTATTTGACGGGTATAGTGTGAACCACCACACTGCCAAAGACCCGCTGGTACAGGCAGTAAAAGCAGAGGCTGGCGTATCGGTATCCAAGGAGTTGGAGGCATGTGCCGCCTTCATAAACGAAACGACGCCACCAGGAACTGTGAATTTCATAGTCCAGTCAAACCACCATCAACACTTGATGCGCTGGTTGAAGGAGACTTCGCCGCTAGACTCACCCGTAGATGCCAAGACTTGGCACTCCCTGTGGGGACGGGTTATGAACACCACCAAAATGACCCCTAGTGGGGCGAAGTGTGGTGACCCGTTTGAGCTGTGGATGGTCGACCATTTGGACGTGCCTACCACGTTTGGAGCCCCTAAGAGCATAGCGGGCATTGATGTCAGCCATCACGGTCACGCCGGGTCTAACGGGTCACGTGGGAGCATACGTCAGTTCTCCAAGCTAGGCGTGGATACCATAATAGGGCACTCTCACACCCCAGGCATTCAACAACGCGCCTACCAAGTAGGAACGTCCTCACGCCTGCGTTTGGAGTACACAGGGGAGATATCGAGCTGGGCACATTGCCATTGTGCTATCTACGGCAATGGAAAGCGCCAGCTCATATTCATCATAGATGGAGCGTGGAGGGCCTAGAGGCCTCTGCTACCACGAAGGATAACACTCTGCCTGTCCTTGGACCTACGTCCCCATCAATTTTAAGGTGCCAAGCTCGCTGGAAGGCTTTGGCGGCCGATTGTGAGTGCTTACCAAATTTACCATCAATCTCACCCTTATAATGACCCAAACGCGTTAGCTTGATTTGCACGCACCTATCACTCATTGACCAGAACCTCCCATAGGTTTCTTCAATCATAGCCTCAACAGCCCCAGAGGTATTTCTCCAAGAGGCGAACTTGAGCCAGTGCTCAGGACCTTCCCCAAGCACTAACGCGTTGTAATGCCAACACTCGCTAGCTATGCGGTGGTCCTTTCGATGGCAGTAGAAACCAAACGCCTGCATAAACGTATCAAGCTGCTTTTTGGAAACACCCATCTTCTTGAGGGTCAGATTCACTGAAACATCTATGGAGAACCCGTAGTTGTGCCCGGAGTATCCCGGAGGCTGAACGTGCTTGCGCATCTTCTTGCCTTTAGGGTACTTCCTGCGAAGGGAGGTCGCGGCCGATCTCCAACAGTCAGTCAACACGATGTTCCAACCGCTGGCCTCCTGCATTTCAACGAACGCGTTTAGCACGTCGCTATGTAGGAACCCTAGACGTTTGGGGAACCCTGGCAAACCACCGTTGTAGTGACTTGGAGTTTTGTAAGGAGTTCCCACTAGTTTCAGGTCCATTTCGCCTTCTATGGTCTTGGCACGCTCGAAGGCCCTCTTGGAGCCCTCCTCGTAAAGCTTTCGCTCTAGGCCTATCACTTTACCTCTTCAGTCGACTCTTGATTCGTGTCAGGTGCGTCCTTAGGCCAAATTAAGCGCTTAACCCAGGTATACCCTCCTACCGCTGTCCAGGTCACCCCTAGTGCTCCTAATGCCAACCTGAGGTCTAACGTGGCGTCTGAGGCCAAGGCTAGCGCAGCTGCGCCGCCTAGGGATAGCATCAAGGCTAGTACAGCTCCACCACGGTCACCCTTGAACCACTTCACCTTGTCACGGAATTTGCCTAGCAAGACCAACGCGAAACTCAACACCATAGCGATGACCATGCGCCACTGCCCTTTTTTGACAGCATCTGCCAAGTCCATGGCCATGGAGCCTGGGGCACTTTCAGCACGTTCCACGATGGTTTCTTGTGGTGACGCGTCGGCTTGGGATGCGTCGGGCACGCCTGCGTCCTGAAGCTGAGCATGTGCTGGTGCTAGGAACATCGCCGTCCCAAAGAAGAAGGCCCCTAAAAAAATAATTCGTTTACTGTTTTTCATTTTCGTTTTTCTCTCCGCAGGATAAATAAGCCTGCCTTGACCATGTCCCCATGGACCTAAGATATTTTAATAATTTGCCTGCGTCCTCGAAGGACAAACAGGCCTCGAAACCTACGCAAGCCTTGAAAGTAATTGCGCTCGCTTTTGGTGGAGGTGTCTGCAGGCAGTTACTTATTGGAATCTCTACGAGCAGCACTTGCCTTTTTGAGCAGGCTATTGAGGATAGTACGACGACTACCAGGAGTAACGCACAACTCAATTTCTCTCTCCAAATCATTGATTTCATTCTCTAAATCCTTTAACCGCGCTATCATGCGCTCTTTGTAGTCCAGGAACAGGTCCTTAGTCTTGACCAACTCCTTAGTTTGTGCCTTACGCGTCATATCAGCCTCGTCCGCTGAGCTCTTCAGGCCACTGATACGCAGGGCCATGAACCCAAACGATATCCACCCAAGACTTCCAAAGGCCATAACACTCGCTTCTATCCAGCCCATTACACCCTCTTCGCTTTCAGTATGTCGAATCGAGCAGGCGTCACGACTACGTGTTGCTCCCCACTCAATAGGTCGAGCCAGATGTTGTACCTCAAAGTCGCCGATAGCGCAGTGTCCGAGGGTTGGATGTAAATCTTCACTCCTCCGGGGTCTGTGACTTGATTTAAGATCTCGACCTCTGAAATACCATTCGCGGAATTCTTGATGAAGGACGTGATGTCTGTATTTGGGTCCCATACCACAAAGCGGACGGAGGATCCCGTCAAGTCGAGAAGGTTCCCGGAGTCATCAAAGATGTCCAGAAGGACAGTTATAGACTCGTTCTCGTACATTCTTAGATCTTCTGCCATTATATCAACTCACTTATCTTGCCCGAGAGCCTCTCGAGCGGGTAAACTATTCCTACGATTCTCTTCGCCTCTACCTTGGTTGGGAAGAGCTTCCTGTCACCGTTGACAGTCCCTGTTATCTTAGCGCTAGCTCTTATGCTCCCCAAGGGAGTTGGAGAAACGCGTATTTGACCTACGAGTTTCGTGACCTGCTCTAAGGCAACATCAGGTACTACCTGTAGAAACAGAGCCGCAGGTGGAGGATCGCCTACCAAGGGAGCCTCATTGAGGCGAAAGTGTCCTGTCGCGTAGTCGAGCACAATCCACCCATCATCCCAGGACTTCACCCTAGGAATACCTCGCAGGAAGATGCGCTCTGAGTCGGACTCTACTGGCAGAAACGCCGATGGCACGTAAAAGTCCTTGTTCACGCCATCCACAGCACCTTCTAGGTCCTTCATGTGTGCTAAACTCACCCTACTATGCTCCTGTAAACGAATATCAACACGTCACCCTCTAAAGGGGACTCTGCCATAACCACCTTGTTTGTACCGAGCTCCACGGAATCGACGGTCTTGCCCAAAATAGGCGCAAATACGCGTAACGAACCGGGGACAAAGTCCACCGATGTTTGAAACGTGTCTTGTGTACCGTCGAACGGGCCTAAATACTCTTCACTCATGAATCTCACTTTGATGGTCCCTTTGCTGACCATACCAACCTACCACTGCAAATGCCGACCAGGGCACTCGGTAGAGGGTGCCACAGTCCGAAATAGTTCAATACTTCCATGCCTATAGCCACAACTATGACCAAGGCCCATGTAAATCTGTTTGAATAACGTGTACCGTTCCAAAACCAATGTCCTACTAGGGCCCCGATGGCCCAGGGCAGTGCTACGACACGGAAACCCGCATCACGGATGATTTCAGAGTAGGTGTCACCAGGCACTGAGTTCATATCTAGATAGACGTCAAACGCTATCAACACCAATGCCAAAACCACCAACCCGAACGTTACCACTCTACGCATGTTATTCCTTTTTCTGCTCTTTAAGCTTCTTTGCTGCCTCTTCTACAAGTTTGTTAAGGTCAGTTCCTGTTGGTACTTTGACCTTTAGGGCCCTCGCTACCAACACGCCATCTATATATATTTTCTTATTCATAAGTCAGGGTCGTCACCTTCAATTTTATAGGCGTGGTGCCTACTGATTGATACGCGGTTCTAATATATAGGCCAGCCATGACAACAAAGGTCGACTTGGCGATAAACACCTGGCGTTCACTGGCAGTCACTGGGTTGAGGTACTCCTTCTTGACGTACTTCTTCAGCTCTAACACGTCGACCCCTGGTGTTAACCCGTAGGCTCCAAAGAGCCCCAATACGTTGTCTTTGTCGACCACGCTGCTCTCTATGTAGTCCCCTACAACCACGGAGCCTTCCACCACCTCATACCAGCCACCGCGAAGTTGCTTCTCCGTGGATACTACTTCATCAAAGAAGTTGGTAGCCCCTGGTATTGTCGTGTAAAGATTGCCCTGCCACTTCGGGTAGATACCTCTTGTGTCCTCGAAGGTCGGGGCTGTGGTCGTTACTATTGTAGTCGTGTTAAGACCGACAATGTGGGCTATAGCGTCGTCCTCACCTAGGACCGCTGTAGACGCAGGGAATGCTGTGCTCCATGCTAGGAAGTCAAGCGCTCCCACCGAGGTCCTGTAAATCAACTCGGAGGAACCACACCACGCCATAGCTGAATTCAACCCGTCGAGTCTGTGGAACGTGGATAACGCGTTATTCTGTGCAACCTGAATCCATGTTGAAAAAGGTATGTTCAGGACTTTCATAGTGTGCCCCATACTGCGATGCCTCTCTCTAGTTCAAGGTCGTTATCATAGGATTGAAACTCTATCTTCATAGTGCTCCCCACGGGTATACCGATAGGACATGGCGGTCTGAAGAACCAACGCTTTTCCTCAAATTGCTGAAGTGAGAACATAACCATGTCATCACCTTCCAATTTGAAGTCATCTTCCAATTCATCCAGGTCCAGCCCATCCATGATAACAATACCTCCTACAGATATTCGCATAAGGAGCTTGCTATCGTTGACTTGAAAGACTGACTCGAAGAATGCCGATGGCTCCGTTGACACAGTGGATTCCCAAACAGTCACGTAGGAGGACCCTATGCTGGTCTTGCCCCATCTCTCCCATCGAGGGAGAAAGTTACTCAACGTCACAGGGGCACTAGGACCACTAGGAGGTGTTGCCAGAAACACTGGCGAGGAAGGTCTAAAATCCATGATCGTTCTCCTTGAGTTCTCCGCCTGTTGCAAACGCGTTGAGTCCGAGCAAGGAGCTCAAATCATCACGCACAACGATATCGAAGACCCTAGTACTCTCGATTCTCGCTTTGGCCTCGGATAGGTCGTAATCCAACAGTACTAGGTGTTGTGTGCCTGCGAAGGTGATTGAGTTCACGTTACCCGTTCTCCCAAACATCTCTAAGTTGTTCTTGAGGTTGAAGCTCCAAAACACTTCACCCGTAGCGTAGTCCCAAAACTTCAACAGAAGCCCTGCTCCTAGACCACCGTTGATAGTGGCGAAGTCGTTGACCGCCCAACCACTGGACTGTCCTGCTACCGCTAGGCTCAGACGATGGATATCCAAGGCAGGCATGTTGAGACGGGACATCCTGTAAATGAACGGCCCTGTGCCCCCCGATGCCACTAGGCTTATGTCGTCGATGTAGTGCCTTTGATTCGTGTTTTTGTACTTAACGCGTAGTTTCGTGACGCTACCGATGGCCCCGAAGTCTGCCAACGGAATGGACACAAGTTGCCACACCCCAATGGTCATAGCTACGTAGTTCTCCGCGTTGACTTTGTTCCCAACACCACCGTTAGCATCGCGCCAACCTAGCTCTACAGTGGAGCCAGCTGGTGCTATCTGAGGATTCAGCCAGAAGTTCAACAACCCGTAAGTCCCTAAAGCCGTGATAGGGCCTAGGAACTCCGTCTTGTCGCCGTCCTGTGTATTTCCAGTGTCCCATCCATTCGTGCCTGAATGTACCGCTGCGGCGGACTCCGACCCTACACCACTTGGTATCCAGTCGGCAGCTCCTACGTCGCCCACGCCCGTACCATCCCACACGTTGAGGGCAGCACCTGAGGCAAAACCATTGACGTTCATCTCCGCCTGTCCATTGTCCGTGCGGAGCAAGGCCGGTTGAGCGAAGTTATAGGCGAACCGTGGCGAGGTCGCTACGTGTAGACGATTCTCGTGTTCGAACTCATGAGAGGCGATGTGCCTCCCCTTAGAGTCAGCTAGGTGGGACTTGATTGCCATTAGTCAGTTGATACCGGTAAAAAGAACAAGTTCATCTCTACGCGTACTTTGTTTCCTGCAGCTCCCATAGCCTTGACAGCTAGTGTCTTGGTGGAAGGAAGCAGGATGTTGACAGGGTGTGTGTAAGGTGCATATCCTGCGATGAACAGGCTCTGTGTCTCGCTGCCAAGACCGTCCAACACGAGAGGCGCTGAGGAACCATCCTTGACCGTAACTTGAGCCTTACGCGTTGATCCACGGTTGATGTTGAGGGGAATCTTGTCGGCCCCTCCTGAGGTATATCCCTCTGCTAAGAACACCTCAAGGTGCACGTTGGCGTCCGCGGAGATTACCAACTCATTGATAACACACAGACGTTCGTGGCCACTGTCGAGGGCCGTGTCATTGTTCTGAATCCAACTCAGTGGGGTCAGAAGACCATCCGTAAGATCAACCTCCGTCAACACGCTGTAGGCATCTCCTCGTAATCCCGCGTGAAAGAAAGCCTCATGAGTCAGGGCTTGCACCCAGGCTCGGCCGTCATTACCAACTACCTGCGGGGTGTTTTTGCGCCCGCCTACTTTTCTCATGTCGCTCATTATTCGCTCTCCATGCGGGCCAGCCGCTTATCTATAGATTCTAAGCACTCTAAAATACTATCCAGTGCTTGGGTTATTTGTCTATCTCTTGTGAGAAGACGGTCGTTATCAATCTTGATAGGATTACCGTCTTCATCTGTGACCTCAGCGGTCACGTCTCCTGTTATTATATTGAAACTCATGTTAACACACCTTGGACCGAAAGTACCTTCTTATCGTCGTAAGTTATTGATTCTGTTAGACGCTCAACTTCTGTGCCAGAACCATCAAATTGGATGGTCGCCACTTCGATGGGCTTCTTTTTCAGGTCACCTGACCCGTACGTTATTAGGGATTCCCGTATCTTCGTTGTCATAGACGCGTCAGTCCAGTAGGTCATACGCGTAACTCTCTTCTTCTTGCTTGAAAGATAGTCAAAGTCCACAAAGAAGTTCTCTGCGATGTCGTGTACAAGCTGGTCTAGGACCCTGTGAGTGCCGGGGAGAAGCCCACCGCCACCACCTGATAGGAGGTCGCTTAAGGTTCTCTCTGTGGCGTCGACAGCATCCCTGAAGAGCATGTTGCCTGCAACGTCCCTGCCGAGGTACACGTTTTCATCTCGAAGTACACTTGGTGAGGGAGGTTGGAAGAAGACACCCTGGACCTCCGGGGCATCTTCATGAGGGTCCAGCGGACAGGTCGAGAGGAACTCATCCTGGTCAGCGGCGTCACCACCGCCTGAGGCGCTTTCCTGCTTTTGCAGCTGTACTCTGTCCACTGGTTTGGTCATTATGCTACTCGCCCGAAGTATTGAGGTTGAAGCATAAGGTCGTTGGGGTTAACCGCACGTCCCAGGTACATCACGTGACTACCTGACACGGATGGACGGGTTGCTACTAATCCACCGCCTGCACCTACAAACACTGCCTGACCTGCGGTGAAACTTCCACCTGTCAGTACACCGGATGCAATACCGTCGCTCACTACGTCCACGGCGGCTGTTGCGGCGGCGGCTGTCTTTGCAAGTCCGATGAACCCGCGTGCGGATGCTGCTACAGAAGCGTCAGCTTTTCCGACTTCACCGTTAGTCGTGGTTGCGAAGACAGGGTCTCCCAAGGATAGGGTCACCTGTGCTGTGAAGGGGTTGGTCAAGCGATTTGCATCGCCTGCGCCAATGACTTCGAGCTGGTTTGACCCGTTGATTTGGATGCTGACACCGTCGACGATGATACCGAGGCCTGCAGCTACACGTTGAAGAGCTCCTGCAGGGTCTACCTTGGCCTGAAGTTGCCCAGCGTTGAACTCGAGGCCTGGTGTGGCTGCGAGGTCGACTGTCACGGCGTTGGCTGTGATGCTAAGGCCGTTACCGGTGCTCACGCTGAGGCCAGCTGCTCCGCGAAGCACGGCGCCTGCGGGGTCTACCAATACGCGTAATTTAGCAGCGTTGAACTCGAGGCCCGGTGTAGCGTCGAGGTCCACCGATACCACGCTACCTGCGATGTTGATGCCGTTGCCCCCGGTGTTCGAACCGGACCCTGCGGTCTGTACCCAGGTCTGACCAGTGGTGTTCACGGTGATGGGATCGTTGGTCGTGAGTGTCCAACGCGTATCTCCTTGTGTCGTACCTTCGCCCACCCAAGTGGTGATACCATCGGCGACTTCCAAGTCGTCATCACAATCGCTAGCACGGTCCCACGTGGTGATGGAAGCGGTAACTTCGTAGATGCCGTTTTGGAGGGGCGTGGTTTGGTTCTTCACCAAGACACGGTCCCCTGCTACAAGGAGCACACCGTCGATGGTACCAGGAGCACCTACAATTTGACCCTTCGCCAAAGTGCCGCCGCCTGCGTTGAACGTACCACCGGAATCGGCAGTCGTTGCTACGCGTACACTAGCTTTGTAGTCCAAGCCCGTCAAGGCTGCGTCGAACTGCCCAAAGGTCACTGCGTCCGTCACTGCAGTGCCATCGAGAAGTCCAGTGATCTTGTTTCCGCCCATGGCGAGGTCGCCACCAAGGGTTAGGCCCGCTAGGGTGATCGTATCTAAGGCAGGATCGATCTCCGAAGGGAAACCGTCTACCGCGTCCATATATAAAACTCTTACTTCAGCCATTATCTTTGTCCTTTATTGGGGTGTGTGTTATTTGCCCACTCTCCGTATCCACCACGTATTGGCGGAATTCCGGGAATGGAATGTTGAATTTCTCGCACACCTCTTTGGCTGTGACTTGTAGCTTGGCCGCGGACTTAGACGCGTCAGCTTTGAGCTCTTGCTCCTCGCTCAACATGCCTAGCACCTCTGCAAACTTCTCATCGGTCTCTGCCAGGTGCTTCAAACGTGCCTGCATGGTCTCTAGCTTGGCGCTGGATGCCTGCATGGAGTACACCGATGCTGCGTACTTGAGTTTGAGGTTACCCCGAAGGCGCATGGTGCCCTTGGTGAGGTCTTTGGTCTTTTTGATCTTCTTTTTCATCGTTTCAACTTGAATGGTGTGGAGCCCTCTAAGAGAAGTAGCTCATTTTGTGAAAGCGCATGCCCTATGAGCTGCACTATTGAAATTCCTGATACAGGCACGGGCATCGAGGGAGTCAAGCGCCCGTCGAAACCTACCCAATACTTTTGTCCTGGCACTAACACCGGGGGTGAAGGGAATAGTCCCACGTCAACGATGCCAAACCTGACCACAAAACAACGCGTAAGGGTGGACTTCTCCGTGATTATGCCCGCTACAGGCATATGCGCTGGGATGGTGATGTCGACGTTACCAACTTGGTAGAACGCGTTAACAGGAGCGCCAGTGACTCTAACAAAGTCCCCAACAACATCCGTAGCAGTACAGTCCGCCTCGAAGTACCGTCCTCTCGACGATAGCTCCTCACCCGCATCCCTAGAGGGAGTGTTGGGCGTGTTTTGGCGGATGTCACTCTGCCTTATGCGGACTCTAGGAGTCACTTGATTACCGATACCCCTGCCGCTATGGCGCTAGTGAGCATGGCTATGAGGGCCATGTAGATTTCTTTGCGACTAGAGTGCCTCTTAGAGGCGCTGAGTTCGATTGCTTGGAGCTGCTCCATAGCTGTCTCCTCAATACGTTCGATTTCTTGTTCGAGCTTAGATACGACTGACACCAGAGACGACCCGTTGCCTAGTCGAACAACCTTGTCAAGGCTATTCAACGTGCGCGTAAGGTGTTGGATGTTTGTCGTGTTGGTGGTGATTTTCTGCATCATTTCAGACTGACACTCGTTGATCTTCTTAAGAAGGTCCATGATCATTTTCTCGACGTCAGTCATTTTCTACAGGTCGCCTGCCATGACGAATCCGACCTCAAAAACCTCAGAACCAGAACCTCCGCCAATTTCTAAGGCGACTCTCCTAAATAGGGAATGAGATACAGGAAAGCCTACACTATCCGTTAGGTTTTCATGTACGCCATAAACATTTGACCATATAGGCCTCTGTGGATTTACAGCCGTATATGCTAATCCGAATAATCCTCCTCCAGGTACCAAAGTACTTGTCATATCTTCTACTACAGTGCTAACTGCCACGGAATCTGTATAAGATACCAATTTAGCTGAACTATCATTGCCTGCTATGACAGCGTTTAGAAACACTCCTATTACGCGCATGTTGCTAAATCCAGCTGGGCAGAATGCTAAAGCTTTGTTCAAACTATTATCCAATTTACTAGCGCGATCCGCTGTAACTACGTCCCACGCTACCCCTGGCTGATGTAACCCTAAAGCTGTATGGTTCATCCTATAGGTATAGGTCTTCATAGGCATCCTCATATCTAGAAGATCTGGTGTGGCTACTACAGTGGCATTAGCCTGTACAGTAATTTTAGCCATTAATGCCCAACCTGCATCTACAACAGGTGCTACAGGGGATGCTGCAGGAGTACCAACTTTGATGCTGAATTCTACCTGTACACTTTTAGACTTATTCTGCACCTGCGTCGTAAGGAACCCGGTCACAGCATCCTTAAAATCACGAGAAATAGAGGAATTAGCTACTTCGGACAGCCTTACTTGTACCAGGTCAATCCTAGGGTTTACCACGTCAGCTGCGTCCAATGTAAAGTGAGGACCTGCGCCTAATTCTACTCTTGCCATTATGAGTTCTGGATTTGTTCCATCAAATGTAGAGAATAGAGGGTTCTTCTGGCCGATCCATCCAGATGCCATATTGAGGGTCAACCCTGCTCCTGGGGATAAATATGCCTGGCCTGCCTTAGGTACAAACAGCGTTGAGGTGCTTGATATTGAGGCCACTATGCTAGGATAGTCTCCACTGGAATTTAGGCCAGAGCCTAACACGTCAGTAAAGCGTGCGTTCATTTGCGCTTGTTGAGCATTTAGGTCAGTATGAACTAGACCCTCGCCATCATTGTACTCCACAGAAGAGTGAGGTGTAATTATGTTTGCTGGTACTACTGGCATATTATGGATTAGCTCGACATTCCACAACTAAGCGAATGCCGGCCCCTTTCTTTGTTCTTAATGATTCTGCTACAGAGGTACGGGTTGCCTCCGTGCAGCCAAATGGGAGTATTACGACGAGGGTGGGGGAGTTCCCTCCCATGCGCCATCCTCGATTGAAGTAGGAGTGTCTCTTAGCGACGATGTTAGACCCGTCCGCTACGCGTCTCACAATGGAGTATTCCGCGGTATCTGGTACTCCAGACGCGTTCTGGTACGTTATGGTGTCACCTACGATACCCGTCACGTCGAAAGCCCCTACGTTAGCTGGGTTACCTGCCTGGATGATGTTCAGGGTGTGTCCTATCACGCCATCGTACTTAGGGTTGAACGGGTTGAATTGTGCAGGGGGCGTGAATACCATGTTGGGCGCCGTTCCTGTTATGGTCCCAGGAGGCCCAGCCACGTCAGCACTATTTACCAGGAAGAAGGCTCTGCTAGGGCGAAGCTCGAACACACCGACGGTGCCTGATATCCCCTCGGCGGTCACCACGGCCTGGGCAGCTGTCAACACGGAGCTCAAAGTCAGTGCCTCTGCCACAGAGCGTAAACGCGTTCTTAAGGAGGCGTCCGTCTCGTTGGCCTGTCTGGCTGACCCTCTATCGGCGGCATGCTGGGATAACCAGTCAGGCTCATTCCCAACGGCCCCGACGGCCAGGAGGATTTCGGCTTGATCTGCCCAGAAGGCTGTGATATCCTCAGCTGACTGCATGACCTTAGCCAACGCCTTAACAGTTTCCTGCGCCCTAGGATGGTCCGAAAACCACTTAGGGAGGGCGGCCAATACGTGGTCTATGTAGTCTTGTTCTGCCATATTAAGACCTTGTGATAGTCCCTGGTTTGATTACTTGATTGTTGAACGGTGCAATGTCCGCCGCTGGTAAGTTTACACTGACTACGGTGATGTTGTCAATATCTACGTTCGTAATAGCTGTATTTAATGAAGAAACACTCAAAGTATCGCCCATTTTGAGCTTATTCATGGTACCCTCGATGGCTGCCTGAATGAGAGTCTCAAGAGCGAACACGTCAGTCCCTGGTCTAACCGTGATGGAATAGTCCACATCTGTCGACAATGGTGTGCCTACTAGGACACTTAGGATAGTACCAGCGCACTTCCAATTCGTGTCTAATTCGTCCTGTACATCGTTGATCATCTGCGTGTTAGCATTACCTGCAACGTCCGCAACGTACACTGACACGAAACCTTGTGCGTCCTCGAAGGCGCTGGCCAGGGATACCCCCGCCACGGTCTTGGCACCTGCCTCAAGGGCTGGGAGGGTCCCTCTTCTTAAGGACGACGGGAATTCCTGGATCCTAACGCGTAATTCAGCGTCAGTCTCGGCATCCGTACCTCCGACAAGAAGGCCCGGATTGGTCACGGTAAACGCCTCAAAGAGTGTGGATGCGACCACGTTCACTTGTCCGATGGCGGCGTTGCTGCCAGGACCTAGCTCTTGCGCTGTAACAGGTACTGATTTGGCGCCGGTCTCGTTGAGCGCAAAAGGTAGGTTGATGTCCGTGGTGTACGTAAAACGTGTACCGTCCGAGCTAATGGCCGTAGCGACGACAGTACCCGAAGGTATGGTGCCCGCTGGACCTGTGGCTGCTACACGTGTGAAGTCAACGGACCCTGTGGCTGCCACCGCAGTATTTCGCTGAATGGCCCAATGGTCGTTGGCGAGGTCCGTCAGGGCCTGCCCACTTGCGCCGTCAACGAAGGTATCGCGAAACGAGGAAGCTGAGTACTCGATGCACCTGTCTGCCATGGCAGCGGCGGCTTTTATGAGCATCTCTGTGATGTCCCCCTCCGCGGCCTGTAGGTCAGGTCTGTTGATAATGAGCTCCGCTTTCCCTAGTATCTCTAGGTCGTCGAAGGATGGTGCGATAGGCATTATTGTAGCTCCTTGAATTGAAACGGTCGGAATTTAACGGTCCGTCCGGATACCTTTAAAATGATGGATATTCGCATGACGTTGTCTTCGAAGGCCACGATGACCTCCTCCACGCTGTCAATTCGCGATTCTCTGTAGAGTTGCTCTGTGATAGTGTTTTGAAGACCTGTCACGAGCCCTGGTGTTACGCGTTGTTTCAGGTATTTGAGCACACCTACGCCATATTGAGGCACGAAGATATATTCCCCAGGCACCGTTATGAGACGCCGGTATACGGCTTCCTTGAGATTATCCAAGCCCTCTAAGGTCTTGTAGTCTCCGCTAGGGGATACCTCGTAGTCGTTCTTGAAAAGGATGTCCTTCCCAAACAACTCGAGCATTTCTTGTTCTATTTTGGTAGGCATTATGAAATTGGCGTGGCCACTCCTCCTATTAGAGCCGTTCCACCTGTGCCTGCTGCAGGGTGTATAACAGCGGCTAACGCGTCTGCAGCTTGGGAAAGTGTGACGTCCTGTGAAGCATTGTCCTGAAGCACAGAAATCAATGAATCTGACAGTGCTGCTATCCCAGGAGGAGGGGTTATCGCTGTGGCTGCCGGCCAAACCGTAGACGCCGCCGCTGCCAGTGTGACCCAAAACACTCCTAGGGATGAGGATATAGCACTAGCTGCCTGCGAAGGGGAGCTCCCATTGGGGAGGACCAATGCAGCCGCCATGGCGTCCCTGGCTAGGAGCACCTGTGAGGGTACAGGGTTCACGCCTGCCAACGAGGACTTCTTGAAATAATTACCAAACGCGTCAGCAATGGCCGTGGAGCTGGATAACTTACCGAACTCCGTGACGAAGGCATTTTGCAAGCTGAATTGTGATAGAACGCTCATTTTGCTTTCAGTACCTCAGTGTAGGAGAGAGAGTCAGGTAACGCGTTAGTCGGTACATCGGACGGACCTACGCCAGTGGGGTGAATATGTGCATCGAAGGCAGCTTGTTTCACGAGAGGTGATACGTCGCCACTGCCGTCGTGAATGTAGACCTCGCCGCCAACTGGGGCGGATATCACTATTTTGAGGGGTCCTACGTCAGAGGGCATCTGCCCCGTCGAGTAGAAGCTCACTATCAAGGGCTCAAAGTCGAGGTCCCCATCAGGGATAGCAACGAGCACCTCAGCGCCTACAGGAGGCACTCCCCAAATTCCCAAGCCTTGTCCACCAGCTACGCTGCCAACGCGTACCGTGAGTTGAGTGCCAGACGGATGTAACTCAACCTCCACGGTCAAATCTTCGCCGTCAAGGTCGAAGTCCTCAGCATTGTCAGGGTCAGCCACAACGGTGCCTAGGCACGTGCAGAAACCCTTTGTGAATCCAAGCCCTTCTAGTGTCTTGTTCAGTCCCGTCAGGTCGAAGCGCTTGCGTACTTTCCTCTTGTGTTTGGTGCGTAAAATATTAGACATTGCTCTTGGCCTCCTTTACATTTGATTCGCCTTGTGAACCCGATGTTGTAACGAAGTTTACCATACGAATCTCGATAGATACACCATCATCTTTAGACCAATCAATGGTAGCCTCTCGGACAAAGAAAGGCTTGTTGAAGGTCTTAGCGCGCTCGAATCCCTCTGCGAAGATAGTGGCTGCCTCTAAGGTCCATGACCTATCCATGAGCCACCTAACGCGTCTTTCTTTAGGGACCTTGGCAAGGCCTTCTGTGTTGTACGGGTCGAAGGCCACCCACACGCGATCACCCGTGCCAATATAGAGCAGGGAGCTACCGTTGTCGTCTTCCATGTCACGAGTCTTGATGTTGACAAGCTGCTCGCTCCTCGCTATCAACGTGTACTGAAGCTTCGCTAGGGTTCGGAGGGTATCGATGTCCGTTATCCCGTAAACCACCGAGGTTATCACGGAGTTTCTCTTTGTGCCTAACCCGTCAACCACGACCTGCTTCTTTTCAGGGTACTTCCCGATGAGGGTCTTCCTCTTTTTGGCGTCATAGGCAGTGACCTCAATCTGAGGGACACGTTGCTTTCCCATGGTTCTTTCCATGTTGACGCTCTCTAAATTCTTGCCCCACACCATCAGGAAGGTGGACTCAGCTTGTTTTCTGCGTTTCGTGTCGATGGCCTGGAGTCTTGCCTTCTCCGTCTCAGATATCTTGTTAGGCCTATCTGGTGTGGTGCCCTCTAGGGTTTCTGGCAGAGACAGAATCAATGTCAGTCCCTTGACGTAGAGGATGAACCCATGTTTCAGGGCTAGATTGTACATGACGTCCCAGTACTTCTCACCTTTTTTGGCGGGGAATCCCTTTTTATTGGTGCGGCTCACAGACCTGCCAATGATAGGTAGTTTGCTTGGGCTAAATGGGATGTCTAGGATTAGACTCATCTCGCCACTCTTGTCGACCTCTCCCATTAGGTTTTCGAGGGCCTTGTCCAGGCGAAGGTTGTTGAAGTTCCTTCTGCGCCTCTTGAATTGAGTACCTACGAATAGGGAGGTCATGTCCTGCCCATCGAAGGAGACCGTCCTTCCACTCTCGGAGAACTCCACCGATACAGAATCCAACAGACCCGTAATGAGTGGCTCCTTGTCCCTAACGTCGCCTCGCTCTATCTCCGGCTTGATAGAATCATAGAGGTAGATAGTGACCTGCCCCGTACGTACCAGGCTAGGCTGGATTGGGAAGTCCTTGCTATCGAATTCTATGCTCCAGCTGTCGGGCTGGCGGTAGGAATTACGCGTAATATGGAAGCTTGTTGGTATAGTCCAGAAAGAAAGCTTTTGTTGTTCCTCGCCAAACGTCTCCGCCAAGGCGCGGATGATAACCAACGCTTTGGGATGGTACACGCTCTTTCGAATGTGACCTGAGTCTAATATGCTTGGAATTTTAGGCATTATTCTTCTGGTATGATGAGGAGCTCAAGGCCCGTCATCTGAGTGTATGTTAAATTGTTTCTGGTTTTGATCTCTCGCCAACGCTGTGGAGTGTTGTAGAATCTGTTAGATATGGAGTAGAGACTCTCACCAGCGAAGGGGCGGTACAGGGCTTTCGCTCTAGGGTCTGCCCTTCTTCGAAGTTGTTTCTTGGCATCATATCCATCCACAGCTATTCGCAGGGCCGATGCGTTCAACCCACGGGCCCAAGACTCCATGTGGAGTACACTGAGTGGTGTCTGGTAGAGCAGTGAGGTGTCAGCTCGCACGGCCTTAACGCGTTCACTCAAGCGAGCCGCTCGAGCTACAACAAGGTCAGTGATTGCGATGGCCTTGCGAAGGCTTAGGCCCTTGTCCGCCCCGATGGCCAGGATGCGCTGGGTGTTCACGATGTCGAAAGCGTTGGATGAGTCCGTTAGGTTCTCAAGATCCTTGAGCAGGTCGGAGCCCAAACTGCCCGCCAACTGCGCAGAGGGAGCCCTATCGTTGATACTCTTCATATCATTCTGGATAGCTAGCTTTATCTTGTCCGATAACTCAGAGGGTGACTTGTCGTGAGCTACGAGGTTCTTGCGTGAGGGGGCGTCATCAACGCGTCTGTGCGGGCTGAAAGTGATGCTGTACCCTATATCGTACTCTCTGCGATAGGTCCAAGCGAAATCAGTGATGATGCCTGTGAAGGCCATACTCTTAAATTCAATACGCGTTATGTTTCCCCTGCGTACCATGGCCTGGAAGTCCTTCCAAGTCTTTATGGCGTACCCAGCGGAGTTGAATTTATCTTGCCAATCGCCTTTCAAGTCGAAGTTGGTGAAGTTCGATCCTAGGACTTGCTCCGTGACATTTTCGGTACCCGGATAGTCCATACGCGAAGTCCTCTGTTGGACCCCTCCGCCCCATGGTTGTTTTGGGATACTACGATTGTTAACGTCCCAATAGAACTCAGCACCGTTGGTACCATCCTCTGTGATCTCAACAATAGAGAAAGTACCACCGCTTACGGATTTCTCCCCTTTAGGAAGGGCACGCGCCTCCGCCTGTGACAGGGGACCGTTTAGATTGAGAACAGCCATTACCTGCCCTCGTATAGAGCACCAGTTGCCTGTGCGCCGTTCTTGAGAAGGTCACTGAAGAGGTCCTCTAGGCCTAGTGCTAGGCGGTCAGGATCGTCGCTATCTACCTGAATGACGAGTTTGCCGATATTGACGTTGTTCTTGGGATCGGTTTTATCCTTGACGTCTTTGAAGAGTGCGCTATGTTCTCGGGCCCACTTTTCCTCGATACTTTTGGTCCACTCGCTAGAGTACCTTATATTCAGTCTCTTGTTAGCCATAGATAATATACCTTCCATCGAATGGAGGAGTGATGTCGCAGAGGCTAATGCTTTTTCCTTCTCCATGTAAGCAGGAGTGCCCTTAGCACTATAAAATTTACCTCTATAGGTATGCCCAAATTTACCATATTCCTCCAATCTACTCTTTAAATCTAGCATTATCTTCTTCTGCTTAGCTATAATAAGAGGCATTGTCATTGTGGTATTATGGGCACTAGCGTTGAAATAACCTTCTGGTGTCAATCCATTTACGTTCTTGATCTTTCCTTGTTTTCTAAGCTTATCTTGTATGGCAGCTGTATCTAATGCATCGAATGTACCTACCAATCTACCTGATATATCATATAGATCATCAAACATCGTACCTAACGCGTAACCCGCTGCAGCTGATCCTACCAGGGACGTTACAGCCACTCCCATGGCCTCCACCCCTTTAGCATTGGCTCCTGCTCCGAAAGCACTTCCTACGATACTGCTTCCTGTCCTTCCAGCCATACCCCCCATACCGGTTCTAACGAAGTTTAAAGCGCCTGCCCCTAACATAGTTACATCCGAGACAACACCGACGGTCTTAGCAACTAGGGCTGCCTTGGCTAGGAGTGTGAATAGCTCTTTGTGTTCAACTATGAACCCAACTACTTTTTGGACAGTATTGAACGCTGTGAGCAAGGCATTGCCCATTCTATCGGCCATACTGTTAACAGCATTTTTGTTCTTGTCGAACCACTTGTTGAACTTAATGAATAATTTTGTCAATTTAGCGAAAAGCTTCTCCCCGACTTTGCCTCCAAATTCCTGAAGGTTGGAGATCATTGTCGAGTAGTTTCCTTCGAAGCTCTTCTTGTAGGCCTTTTCTGCGTCCTTAATGGCCTTACTATCTAGGGCCCTAAATAATGTCTTGGCTCTCATCTGCTTGGAGAGCTTGCCAAATTCTTTTCTGGACATCTTGATGGAGTTCAACAACATGTTCGCTAACGGATCTCTTACAGTCACACCACGTTGAATGGCCTGCCTGATATCGTTTGCCGCCACGTCTTGTCTAACACCCGTTGCTGCTGCCGCTACCATGGACTTCTTGGTGAACTGCGCGAGTCCTTCCATGGTTATACCAGCCTCCATGAGAGGTGCTGAAATCTGCTTAGCGAAGTCGACCATCTCCATCATGGTTCCAGCCGTCTCCTTAGCATCCTTTCGCATACGTTCGATGAACTTCGAGGACATCTCCATAGCGCTGCCTCTGCTAGCACCTTCGTTGAACATCTGAATAACGGTGGCCATGGAATTACGCGCTTTGCCCAGCTCTCTGTTGAAGCCTACCGTATGCTTCATTAAAGACCTGACACCACTACCAAGCAAGTACCCGGCGGATGCCAGTCGTAAATTCCTAGATAGTTTGGAAAATCGACGGGACATTACGTCCATCTTTCTTGACGCGCGATCATCCAGCTTATAACGCGTTATGACATCGTATGTGGTTGTCGCTTGGGCCATTAGAAAGTCCTACCTTGGTTCCTGTCGTTCTTAGAGCCTCCACCTCCGTAGGCCCTATCAATTTGTTTGCTTAACTCCTTGTGGAGCATGAGTCTCTCTGCTCGTGGTCTTTTCAGATAATCCTCAAAACTCTCTGATAGACTCCAACTAATGCGCACCCACTCCTCGAGTAGTGAACGCGTTATTTTTCTATATATCGATATCCCGCTTACTCTACGACGTACGCCAGGGGTTGAGCTGGCTGTACTGCGCCGATCTCCGGTGGGCTCTCCTCCACTATTTGGGCCGACGCTCCCAGAAAATCCTCGACTTCATCTTCCTCAATGCCGTTCATTTGACCAAAAGCCTCCATCATGAAGCGACGTGTCTTTGAAGAAAACTTCTCCAAGCCCTGAAAAGGTGCATCGACCTTACGGCCATTGACCGCCACCAGGGCGACCTTGAGCTGCTCCTCAATGAGCGTGATTCCTGAGTCTTCCACGTTGCCTCGTGCAGCAATCCAGCGACCCGCTTCGCGCTCGTCTTCGCCATCGATTTCTCGCATGACGAAAGTCTGAATTGAACAGCCCTTTGGCAATGTGAATTTCTTATGAAGTAAATGTTTCTTGTTGCTTGATATCATTTGATTCTCCTATGTTTCCCGTGCTTATCCTAGGACAAGTACTTGACGCTTCTTGGCTTTACCCTCGAAGCTGGTGTTGACGTAGTCTTTACGTCCACCTGCGCTGGTCTCGTTGACTTTCAAAATAACGTTGTAGAAAGTCTCTGATACAGGCTCCCCGTTATTGCCACGAAACGCGTAGATAACGTTGATTGTGATGCTTGGGTGTGCACGCTGAATCGCCTCGCGGTCGACAACCTTGGTTAGGAAATCCATTACCTTGCGATCTTGGATATCCACAGAGAAGCTCAGGTCGAAACCGTGATGTTGGAGGTCCAAATCGGTCTCCAACTCTCCTAGGTAGTCCGTTTCAACGATATCCTGGCGGGCTGAGGATTTGAAATCCTTGACCTTGAGCCAAGACCCGGTTTGGCTCTCGCCGTCTACTGTAATGCGCAAAGTCGCCTCTGCGCCTCTAATTCTTAAAGACATTATTTACTCCTATTACTTTCTTACGCGTCACGTAGGGTTACAGTTTCACCAATCTCGGTTTCGAGAATCAGCGCTAAGATATGTCCCACTAGCTTGACACGCATTAGGATGCGCTCACGGCCCTTGGCACGTTCAGATTCAGTATTGACAGAGGCTTGCTCTACCTGGAAGTCCTCTACCACTCGGCCATCATCTTTCAATGAGGCTAGGAATGCCACAACTTCTGCGCCCATTTGTGAACGGTTGGCTGCGGTATTCTTCTTCTTCAGGAAGAAACGAAGGCGGTCTGCCACGCTCAGTTGCAGGAAGTCTGCGGAGCGTCGACGCGTAATCTCTGTCTTACCAGGAGTAAGGTCGTTCACGATGCCCGACACGAAGAGGAATCCACCACCTGCGTCACGTTCAAGACTTGTGATACCCGCCTCTTTCAAGGTGATATAGTCCTCGCGTGAACGGTTTTGGTTGTGAATTTCAGAGATACCTGCTGTGATAACCTTGGAAGATTCAACCCCAGGGTTTTCGTCAACATCAGTTTGTGACAAGATTGAGGCCATCCATGCGTGAGGAGGAGTCTCAATGAGTGCTCCAATATCAAAGTCAAAGGTCTTGACAGAGTTCTCGCAGTAGATGATACGATCGTGACGGTAATCAGCGGCGTCGAGTGCTACGTTGGCGATGGTTTCAGCGTGATTACCATTCCAAATTAGGAACAAGCGGTCAGAGGAAGCTGAAGCTGCCAAAAACAACTTGCTGTTGATGGTAGCGTTGGCACGGTCGGCAACAGCCACAAGGCCTACACCTTGGTACCCTTGAATGTTATCGATGGCTCGACCCGTATTCACGTAGTCCGTATCAAGTAGAGCTCCGTCAGTAGCTACCGTGTCGTTAAGTAGCTTGGCAGCGACATTGTCTGGGCGACCATCAGCAAGTTTAATTGCTGTGATGTGGTTACCTAGATCGGCACCAATTACCTCAAGGAGGTTATCATTACCCGCAGATACGTTCAGGTTCTCGTAGAGTATGGCGTCATTGCGATAATTCACCTTGAGATTGAAGTGGTTAGCATTACCATCGGTAGCAGCCAATAAATCACAGGTGATATCAGCACCCCAAAGACCAGGAGAACTGGCTGACACGTTTATAATAGGTGTTGCTGCACCCGAGGTAGATAAAAAGTCAGCCTCGGCGGGCAAGGCGCCAGTTGAGGCAGCTCGAACAACCACGATTTTACCAAAAGGCTTGTTCATGATGAATTCACGCACTTTGTTGACACTAGTGCCTTGTCCAAAGTAGCTTCGCTGGCCAAATACTTCCTCGAAGCGGGATGCGCTGGTGATTTCCACGGGGGTATCAACAGGTCCTCGCAAGGTCTGGCCAACAATGCCTACAGCATTAAGGAACAATCCCTGAATAAAGGAGGGCGGGTTCTTTTCAAAAACATAGACGCCTTCGACGCGCCCGAACTCGGATGGATTGGTTGTAAATAATGGTGCTGGCATTCTATTTCACTTTCTTAGCGTTTCGGTCGCGGTTAAATTTTCGCATCTCCCTTACTGTAGGGTTCATGTCTTCGTTGTTCTTGTTTCCGTAGGAAGTTCTAAGACCTCTTGACGTCAAAATGGCGGCTTCAAGGTAGGTTGAATCTAGTTCTTCTGGCGTCATTGCTAAAATGGCAGGGGTCAGGGGGATTGAGGCGAAGATACCATTTTCATTACCTATTTCTAGCACATTTTGTGCCAAATGTAAAGTCATACTCCACCCGTCAACATCTTTCTTTGGGTACTCGGCCATAGCAGCCGTGTAGATGTCAGGATCTATAGACATTATTCGTACCCCAAGGTCTGTGCCATGGTGAGCCTATCAAGCTCCCCAAAGTCTTCTGCGTCAGCCCCTACCCATACCATGATGGCCCCGAACCTCTGAGGGGTTCCAGACAGGCGCCCCTTTCCGATGGCGAAGGTCGACGTGCTGGTCAGTGAGTCTGCGAAACGTGTAGAGCTCGCTGAGCCCTCTCTGGTGTAGAGAGATTGGATATTGTTGGTTATGGACCTGGTCGCCACGATAACTTGCTGATTCTGTATCCCGTGGTTCACAGCTACGGTGTTTGTCTTGGTACCACTAGGTGTTGTGGTAGCGAAGGACATAGAACCCGTAGAGAGGTTGTAGATTTCCCAGCCTAGGTTGCCCGCCGCTGGTTGTCTTTTACCGAATAGGTTCGTCGTGGTAGGGAAGTCGATGACCCTGCCAATATACATAATGGTGAGTGCCTCGGCTCCTACATCTAGCCCTAGAGGGTCAGAGGTGGCCATGCCCGTATTGTTGTTAGGGAGCTCTGTCGTTAACCCGTTTAGCGCTACGTCGTTGACCTCCTTTATGGCCCCCGAGTCAGTCATAGGGAAGGCCCCTGTTACGAGTTCCTCAGCACCTACCACGTCAGAGCCTAGGAACATGTACGTCGGTACGGGTTTTCCTAGGATGATGGCCACCTGTGCCGGGGATAACGTGTCGACGGTGTAAGGTGTCACAACTGTGGAGTTTCCTCCAGCATCAAGAATGGTGATGGTCTGGATATCGGGTAGAGCGTCCGCCTCAGCCACACTTGTGACCACCGTATCGAGGTCCTCGGTCAGGGACAGCTCTAGGGTGGATAGGTCGGGGATGTTTGTGGCCCTGACCATGGCGGGGATATGCGCCGTTAGGAACATGTGGGAATACCACTCATTCGCAAAGACCTTCTCGTTAAACCAAGACCCGTTTTCCATCTCGAAGGCGCAGCGAGCATTGTCGCAGTCTGGGACGTCAATGAGGGTGATTCCTGGCCTAAGGTAGCCCTTCCCTGCTATATCCTGCGCATCGGCGGCTGTTAGGTCAGCGTTGCCTAGGAAAATTTGTTCTATTTCATGTTCTAGCTGGTATCGGATAAGTGCGCTCTTGGAGCCTACACTAATCATGACACGTCCTACCCACGTCCCTACCTCGAAGACCGCGGTACGGGGACCAAAGGTCCTCTCAATATTCCGGACATTGTCGATGGAATCAGCTTCAAAAGGGTGGAACGTGAAGCCTTTTGAGATCAAGGCCACGCTAGGGAATTTCAGCTTGGTACCACGCGGCTCGGCGCCAGCGCATACCTTGCCTCCAAGGGAAGTGATCTCATTAGATATGAGGTCCCCAAGGAGTTCCAGCGCTCTGAGTTTAACTACACTCATCTAACGGCGTTCCTGGCAGCTTTGATATGTTTATCGACTTCGTTCTTGAGAACTCCGTTCAATCTAGGAAGCTTCTTCAACACGAAGAAGTGCCCAGGTTGCCCCTTTTCTCGTAGACGCTTGACAATGGTGAACATCATACGCGTAGCTCCGTCCTCATCGAGCTTGAGTTTCCTCATGCCCCATTCGACGATTCGCCTGCGCCCTGCCCTGCTGACAATATGGGGACGTGCCCCGGCCTCTATAGTACCGGCATATGGAGCCGCGTTGATAAGGATACCTACGATGTTGTTAGCGTTGATGTTTTTCACTTGCCAACTATCTCTAAGACGAAGAAGATCCTTAGGCATTCGCCTAGCCAAGATACGATTTCCTCTAATCATAGCAGCGCGAATGCCCGCTATGATAACATCCCGTGTCAGGTGTCCACGCCTGCGTATAACAGATTCTAATCTATCTACTTCTACAATCATGCTTCATCCTGCTCGACTGTTAAGAACATCATCCAACCCATGTCCTTGACGCGGTCAGGATAGGGAGGTTTGGCGTGTACGCAGTACTTAGGCGCCTGGCCCTGTCCATGTGCCTCCATTATCTTTATGAGGTGCTGCGTGCCCTCAGGGGCTTCCATGGCCAATAGGTCAGACTGAGTGTAGGTCAATGAGACCTCTGTCATTTTTACATAACCCGCAACATCATAACCACACTCTTCTTGGGTGCGGTACATATCGTAGAAAGGCTCAACATTAGGCTGAGGAGTAATTTCAGTCTCAATATCGATAGGGTCGCCTGACCCGATAATTCCTCCACTCCAAGTCCTACGTACCGTGTAGACACGAAAAGGTCTCACACCAAAAGCAGGGTGCAAGTCCTCACGAAGACCATCGATAACATCAGTTATCAAATCGTCAATTAACGTATTGGGGTTTAGTGTTGCTGAGCCTGCCATAAAATTAGTGGGTTGAGAGTGTCAAGTCATAGGAGAATCAGGCCGGGCCATGACACCCTCGCCCCGATATGCTAGTTGTTAGATTAAGTTTGTGTCTTCAGGACCGTACCAACTTTGGCGTTTAGGGCCACTGGATCCAAAGATATTGTGACGTACTTCTACGCCCATAATTACTGCCATCTCACCTACAACACGTTGGCCCTCTGCCCTCAACGCCATCATTTCACTACGAAATGCGTCGAGACCTAGAGAGCCTACCTTTAGAGCCTTCAATCTCTTGCGAGAGTCCACGAGTTGAGTCTTTATCAACACGATGTCCGCCAAGAGGTCGATTATCTGGGTCTCATGTTCAGGCTGGGTCTCCAACCCATCAAACGCATTTTCTAACGCGTTATCCGTCTGTGAGAACTGCGCAGACCAGCCTAGGCTGACCCGAACGTCCGCACGTTGTTGGAGTGTGAGTGTCATTATTTCTTAGGTGCCTTGGCAGGAGCCTTGGTTGGTGCCTTAGCAGGAGCCTTGGCCTTAACCGTGAAGGAAGGTGCTGGCAGTTTATCAAGGGCCACCAATTCAGGGGCTCGTCGCTTGATGAAATTACCCGCGTATCCTAGAGGGATATCGCATTCCTCGCCAGGAGCAACATCGTACTCTTTAGGCGCCATGTTGGGATCTCCCCAAATCTTGAATTTGGCGTTAGTTTTACCTGTGTTTTTAAATCGTTTTGTATTCATTTTTACCTTTAGTTAAACGGCCACTACCCGTAAGAGTGTGGCCGCATCTCACCCTGTCCTCACCTCTAAAACAGAGCGAGGGCTAGGGGTTAAGGGATAAGGTTCGTGATACGTGCGAAGCGGTTCGGGCTCTTAACGCACAACTGAAGATAGCTGTAGAGAGCGAACGGATTGGCATCACCGGCAACCTGAAGAGGCTGGATACGTGCAGAAAGCTTGGTCTTTCCTCCACCGAGGAATTCGTCTGCAGTTCCTGCTACGCTTGCCATACCAAGAGCTCCGTTTACACGGTCAGCACGGTCAGCGAGCTGCTGGATGTGCATGTGGCGAGTATTGATGAACAACATCTCTCCTGCGGGACAATCAACGTCTTGAATGATGATTTTACCATCAAACTCAAGTACCTGATAACCAGCGTCCAACTTGACCATACCACTTGCGGTACGAACAGTGTCGGTCCAGCGACGTTCAGCGTGTACGGCTAACCCGTAAGCTTCATGAATGATAGGGCTTGTGATGATAACATCATAAGGCTCTGAGCTGGCTTCATAGATGGCACGACTTGCGGCGCGCATCATCTTGATGCCTTCAGGGGCTGACTCACCGGCTAAGGTAAGACCAAAACGACCGGTAAGGTTAGCTGCGTTGAATGCAGTAGCGTCAATCACAGTTGAAGACCATGCAGGGCGAACTGCGCGATCAATGGTAGCATAAACACCGGAATCTCCGATGGCTGCTACACCTGCCACAGGGGCAAGTCCGTGAATGAGTTGAGGGCCGGTAGTACCAGCGCCTAGATAAAGTTGTTGAGAGATTCCCTTTGCTTGACGCTCAACACTGTCGCCTAAGGCGTCCATGAAAAGGTCAGAAAGATCACTAGGGTTACCAGCGGCTGCAGCGGCAGCACGGGCAAGACCAGTAAGACGGAATGCATCGTGGTGTACAGCGAATTGTAGGACTGCAGGTACTTTGTCATCGTTGTTGAATACAGTAACGTCAGCGCCATCAGCGATAGGTGCGCCTGTGGCAGCTCCGAATTTAGCGTCCCACTGGACATTTTGTCCTTGACCGCGGTCGTTCTTAACGGGTACAATTTGAGCAAGAAGCACAGTACGGTTAATGGTGGAAGCGATTCGGTCAGAGAAGCGTTGAGTTAGGGCGTTCGCAATCGCCGCTTTATTAATATCAGCCATGTTTTTGGTTCCTTTTTATGCCCTTTGGGGCGTTATGCTACAGAAGAGGTTTTTGTCAAATCTCCCTTGTCGCATGGGAACCGCGTGCAACTACTAGATGTAGCGTAATTGCACTATACCAAAGTTCCTGAATCTTGTCAAGAACTTTCTTAAAAAAGGTGCGTGTGGCCCGGAATTGAACCGGGTTCAAACAGAGGCAGGTAGTGAGCAGTCAACTACGTAGAGGTCAGATACGTTCCCCTACGTAGTTACCACTCGTGTTACCCCACCGGCAGGAGCTACCTGCCTTAGTGGCATATAATGTATAGCAATATAGAGCTGTAAATGCAACTCTTTTTTGATACTTTCTTAAAAAAGGTGCGTGTGGCCCGGAATTGAACCGGGTTCAAGCGACGGTAGTACTATTATTCCGCCACAAGAAGTGCACCAAACGCCACACGCATAAATTAGTTCAAGAGGTACTTTTTCCTCTTGGATCCAGGTACTATATAGGTCTTAGCCTCGCTGACAGTAACTTCTTCAGGGGCTATATTGGCAAGGATACCATCGATGGCCTTCTCTACATCATCACGCGTAAGGCTAGGAGTGAAACGAATTATGATGCTCGCCATCTCCTTCCTGATCTCTGGGCTATCCTCTGCGCCTACAAAAGGTATCAATTCCTTAAACATGTCCGTCACGCTCACTCGTCCTCCCACCAGGTTCGAATACCTCCGTCCCCAATAGGTTTTTTACCAACAGCTTCCATGATGGCAGATTTTATGAAACGGCGCATATCAGTGACAGTAGGGTTCAGTACCTTGAATTTGCAGTACTCTGCTATGGAGATTTCCGGGAATTTATGTACTTCTACCATCAACGCGTCGTACTCTTTCTCTGTGAAATGCATGGATACGCTGACGTCTCTTGGTTTTTTTCTCTTTCTACTCATTTTCAAGTCTCCTTATCAAACTACTGGCTGCATCCCTAAGCGCATCATACGAATCCTCGGTGTCCTGATTATTGAACACCCATGCCGACGCCTCCGCTCTATTGAGGTCTGTGAGGGCTATTCTTAGGGCATCTATCGACTCCAATGGTACTTCTGCCTTGATTCCTTTTGTATCTTCGTCGTGTTGAGGCCCGAATATACCAAGACATTTCAACAGTACTCCCTGTATTTGGTCCTCGAAAGACTTCAGCCCTAGGCTTTTGTCATTGTGAAGAGTTATAGTTATGTCATCCATAGGCACAAGGTCGACCTCAGCCTCGCTAGGATGCTGCATTTTAGGTACGTCCGCTTCGATTTTGATAACGTGTCCATTATATAAGGCTTTCATTGCCTTGGCCTCATTCATATAGCGGCAGTCATCTACCACCACAATCTCGGTACCTTTCTCTTCCTCCTGCTTTATCTTGTGCAGGAGAGCGTGTACCCAAACCTCATCTCCCATACATACCTTTGCGGCACTACCCATCCTCTGAAGGTAACTCCTGGGAGACATACCAAGCCTATCATCCATCTCTTCTTTCTTGTCCCCAAATACCTGACACTGGGATAGTTCTCCTACCATCATGGCCATGTACTTGAGGGGGCCAGCGAAACTCAACCTCACAGCGCCGTGGTTCTTTCTAAGGAACTCGGCCGCTGTGGTCTTACCGGATCCTGCCCTGGCTAAAAACGCTATCACTAACATGTTATCTCTTTCTGTACGTCTAAGCCTATTTGGCTGATTGTTACACCTTCTTGTCCCTGGTACTTGCCTTTTGACGCGTAAGACATAGCCTTGTTGGTCAACTGTGTGAAAGCAAGCTGTGCTATCCTCATGCCTGAATGTAACATGATTCTGCTCTTGCTCAAGTTGGTAAGCTCTAGAGTTATCTGCCCTTCGAATCCAGGGTCGATGAAACCCGCTGTGGCGTGTATGACTATACCTATCCTGCCTAAGCTGGAACGCCCCTCAACACGTGCTACCAGGTCGAGGGGGATTTTACACCACTCCTCAGTACAAGCTAGCATGAATTCTCCAGGTTCGAGGACAACAGGTGCTCCATCCACCGTATCAAAACGAGAGTAGGCACTCTCCACAGAGCTCTGATTACGCGTATCAATAGGGCTACCGTCGCACACTGCGAACGATGTTCCTAATCTCAAGTCTACAGAAGCGGGTTGTATCTGAATCTCGGACGGGGTTGGGATTATGACGATATCTGTAGGCTTGGACGTTTCAGGGTCCCAGCTGCCAGATAATCGCATTCTAATATCTCTATCTGAAAGGATCATGCAGTTATCGTACTACCACACAGGGGCTTTTACTACTTATTTTAGGGACTTTATTACCAACCACCGCTGGATGCCATACTTGTCAAGTACTTAAGTACCCTGTCAGACTCCCCTTCAGCCACCATCTCTAGGGCTGAAAGTCCACCAAACGCCGGATTCTCTGCCTCCAACCAATTCCCTGCCCTGATAGGGCAAGTGAATATTATGGATAGCATCGCTGTTATGACCTTGATGTCCCGGGTGTCTTTCTCATTCATATCCTCACCTCTTCTTGAATGTACCCAGGATATGATCTGTGAAGAATGAGAATATACCGAAGTTCTTGCTCACATCAACGTGATGCGTCAGGTGCCAGTCCCTCAAGGTGTGAAACCAATCGAACCTCTCCAACCAATGGCCTCTAACATGTATAGAATCGTGAATCCACGCGTTAAGCTTAAGAACGGCGCAACTCTCCACAAACCCAACAGCGTACCATTCCCACCCGAATAGAAGTAGAGGGGCCATGATAACCACGAACACAGGTACGTAGTACTTGGCCTGCTCTGCTTCAATAGGAGGCTCCCTATACACGTAGGAGAGGTAGTCCTCAGGCGGGTAGATTATGAAGTGGTGATTATAGTGGTCCTCGTATGGCCGGCCGGTCCACGGTTGGTGTAGGAGCCTGTGGACTACATATCCACCTACGTTCCCCACGACGTAGACCAGGGCCGTTACTATAAGGAAGGTTACCATCCTCTTGCACAGATCCCCTCATCAGCCAGCGTGGTACCGTCCCACGCCTTAGAGGTGTGGTATTTATCCGCATCCCCAGTAGCCTCTAGTATAACGCAATGCGTCAACTCATGGGCCAGCGCCGTGCCACAGATACGTGTTCCAGAACTCAGAGCTACATAGAGTTCCCTACAGTTGAACCCGATACCTGCGTAGCACTTTCCGTTGTACTTGACTGCTCGCCCCGTTGACCCGTTTGAATGAGTACAGGTCTCGTTGGACCAAAACACCTCGATGTCTTGCCAGATACTGCCCGAAGGGAAGCCCATGGAGTCTTCCACGAATTTCTGAGTCAGCAGCATGGCCTTGGCCTGATTGTCGAGCTTGAGCCCCTCCACTACCTTTATGCCTCTTGCGTTTGGCATGTAGGGGGAGCAGCTCATCACGAGGACTGCTAATATTGCAGCAACCCGTCTCATCCTAGCAAGTTGGAGAGCATGCGCCCTACAAAGTCCCCGTCAGATTCCTTGCCACCTGCGGCAGCTGGTGCTGAGCCTCCTGTGTTGCCAGCTCCTCCTACGGCTCGTGCAGGCAAAAAGTGCTTGCCTTCGTCCGTTCGAAGGTAACGCGAAACACCCTCCTCGATGGAGATTCGCTCCTCGTACTGACCCGTAGGGCCGTTTTCCTTCGACACGTACACCAAGGACCCTGAAGAGTCGCGCTCTAAACTACCACGAAGGACGTGTACCGCTGCTTGTGCGAGAGGTCCAGGCACGCCGTTGGCTGAAAGGGCCTGTGACAGGGCCGATTGTTCCTCTTGTTGCATGCGCTTATCTTGCTCCGCCTTCGCCGCGGCGGCATTCCGCTCATTTAGAGCACGTTGTTCCTCCAGTTGTTTCATGAGAGGGGCGGTGGCGTTCTTGATGGCAGCGTCGAGGTCGCTGGAAGGTTCTACTGTAGGTGCAGGGGATGCGGCCGCCTGTTGGGGCATGAGTTCCTGAAGCTTGCTCAGAATGCCGGCGTTGTTCTCCTCAAGGCGTTTATCAAGAGCGCGTGTGAGGTGGGTTGAGACTGCGCCGTTGACTGCACGGACTGTGAAGTCCTTCATCTCTTCCTGGAACTTGGCTGGGTCGAATGCTGGTGCTTCTCCCTCAGGAGGTGCCCCTCCGCCAGATCCGTCGTTTTGATTAAAGAGTGCTTTGTTTTCTAGCTTGTTTTTCATACTATCTCCTGCCCGTAGGCCGTGCAACGCTATTGCGCGTGTGTTGTGTGGTAATCATACCACGGTTAAAGTTTTCCCCATGCTTTTTTCCATGGGATTACAGAACATCTACAAAATGGGTGTGCTGGTGGTAGGACTATGCCTAACGCGAAAGACTCTCCCTCAAGAGCAGTCTTGCCATCAAGGTCAGTACATATAGGACATGTTCTCATGTCCATAGTGGATTCCCACATGAGCATATCTACGTTCTCTAAGGTGGCTATGTTCCTAGCCTGCTCCTCGTTGTACGTTATCATAGGCTCCGTCCTTATAATCCTTGTGCCTATATGACGTGGTGTCTTCACCAAGCCCCTTGCTGCGGCCTCAGGGTCCTGCAGTTTCTCCCTGGCCTTGGCAGGGTACAACTTCCTTAAGCGCTCTAGCATGCTCCCTATTGTGTCCTCAAGTATCATAGATACGGTGAGTTGTCTCTTTATAGATCGCTTGGCGTCAGCTTTGAACTTCTTTACGCGTTGGGAATACTTCCTCTTCTTGTGTGTGGACTTCAACACGTTAGGCTTTTCGAAGGAGTCCTCAAATAGGAACAACAGGAGAATCCACGTGTCCTGTGTGTGCTCCTCTGACAAGGTCTTGGCCTCATAGTCAGCCTCTACAAGCTGTTGTCCAAGCACCTCACCTGCTGTTTTTACCAGCTTTAGAGGTTCGTCGAGCATTCGCAGTAGATCTCTTAGCATTTTGGCGGAGAACTTTACGCTCAGATCTGGATTTAGCTTTAACCATTCTTTTAGCGCGTCGGATATCGCGTTTTCTAACCATTGGAGAATCAGGTAGAAGGGCATCATGGATCGCTCCGTCATAGCCCTCAACTCTTCTGAGTTCTGCAATAGCCGCTTTCTCGCGAGAGCTCTCGCTCTCTTTTCGTTGATTGTCAAGTTCTGCCTTCTTTACCCGTATCAGTCTAGCCAGGGGTGTTTCGGCTACCGTTGAGGAGGGTTGTGAGTTCATCGTCGTCGTCCTTAGGTAGGTTTGAGGAGGAATTGAACGCGACTTCTTCTCTTGTGAGGTCTTCTTCCTCATCAGATTCAAAAGCCTCGCTCGTGAAGTAGTCTTCAATTTCTTGGTCAATCAGTAAAAGCTTCTCTTCTGATACTGTACCACCTAGGACGCTTCGCGCAACTGCTTTCTTTCGCTCTGCCTTGAATGTAGCACTCGGTAGCTCTACCGTGTCCAGAATCACCTCGTCGTTCAGGATGGAGTTGGCGTTGAGCATATCAAACTTCTCAAGACCTCCGATTTCCCAGATTATCTCTGAATCCCCTCGCCCTTGGGCCAGGGTCCTTAGAATATCCCGAATCATTCGCTTTAATAGGTCACCGTATTCCTGCAAAACCGTGTCGAGGGCTGACCCGTCATGCTTCTTGCTCTCGGAGGAACGTCGCATGCTTGACGCGTTGGGGTCCGTTGCCAGCGCCATTTGGTGCACGATTCGGTGCATTTCATCACGGATGGCCTCGCAAGACCCTAACGCGTGATTAAAAGGAGCGTCTGGTGGTGCGATCCACTTCGCTTCATCGCCCTGGCCAGGCGCCGCTTGGCGTTGTTGGACGTGTGCTGTGGAGCGTGTTTGGCTCGTCGCACGATCTTCATCGCCGGCCGGTCCTGGCATGCTGGGCATCATACCCGGATCTAAAAACTCGTAGAGCACAGGCAGCAAAGCCTTGTACTCGGACCATGCTAACGCGTTTCGTTTGTTGAATAGTTCACGGGCCAGACTCTCGAGTTTCGACATCACCCACAAGCCGTCTGGGAGCTCCATCTTCACGAGAGGTACTACACCAAATGTGTGCTTGCCAAGGTCGACAGGGTGGACCACGGAGTTGTCTTTTGGGGGCTCGCCCTTCGGATAAGAGACTTCCCACTTGACCCAGCCTTCCTTGTCGTAGAGCCAGTATGTCTCTGTGACCTTGGACCTAGCGCTGAAAACGCTCTCTCTCTTGCACGAAGTGAAGCACAGCAGGGCCCAATTGAACCCTCCATCTGAGTCCAAATCCCAGTCAATTACACTCTCGGGTTTCACCTGTACTGCCCACGCATTTAGGTCCCCATGAGCCTCTTGTTCGGCCAAACTATTGGCCATTTTAGACGTCTTTGGCATCTCGATCAGTATATACCCCGCTTTACATTGCATGGCATCTAGGAGGATTCTAGAGCATAACGCGTCTAACGGCAGGATATTGCCCCCGATTGTGTTCCTGGAGGTGTCTTCGAAGAAGTCCTGGTACCACTCTGGGGAGTTATCTTTGGGCCTTACATTGAGGGTATCCGAGAACAATCGACCCGTCATATGGTTCATTAGAGCGCCCGAATGGTTGGCATAATGAGCCAATTTCTTGCGCATTGAGTAGACAGCGTCGCTCTCGCCTACATGTCGGGGGAACACACTCTCGAGGATTGTGCGGTCCTCTAATAGGTGAACTCCCCCTTTATAGAAGGCTCTGGCACGCGCCCAGAACTCCCCAAGATACTCTGGGTGACGGTGTTTTGCCAATAACCCGTATGGGATAGAACCGTCTTTCAGGTCCTCGTCGCCGGGCAAATCGTCCTTCAATTCATAGTACATATCGCTTGACACCCTGGCACTCTACCACAAATCATGCCAGTTTGCAAGGTTTTTAGGCCCGTGTGGGGTCCTCGGTGGCCTCACCCGAACGGTCCAACTGGCGGCGTAGGTATCTTCCTGACAGGCTGCGTACGCAGTAAAGCGGTGAACGCGTGAGCTCCAGCATCCACCTGGTCATCGTTCCTATCATTCACCCCTGTGAAACCCGCATGCTCCGCTATCCAATCCTTGGCCCACTCCTCCTCTAGGGGAATATGGACACGTCCTTCATTCCACGCGGTGGCATAGGGCTGACTTCGGGCGAATTTGTCCCCTTTCAGCACCACAGGGAAGAAAATCAGGCTAGGATCGGACTCCCTCAATAGGTCTGGGATCGCCTTAAACGCGCCTACAGCCTCGATGGCCATCGGCACTCCCCACTCTGCCTGCAGGGACTTTAGGTTCCTGCACAGGTCTGGAATGGTCCACTGACCACGCATTACATAGAGCAAATAGGTCTGCATATCGTCCCCATATCCCTTGGCAGCCATGACTGAGGCCACCGAGTAATCCGCCCTACTTGAGGCTGTGGCGGCCGGATCCACGGAGATTATCAGTCTGTACCCGCCTTTTGACAGGAGATTGCGCTTGAAATCGAGCAAATTGTACCGAGATGGCGTGGGCGAGAAGATTGTGGACCCTTTGGGCTGTGGAACTCCTTGATATAGAGCCCACCAGTCGTACTCCCCGGCCCCTGTCCTCTTCTTGGCAAGTTCCTCGATAGGCCAGTATCCAGGCCACAATGCCTTGACATCCTCGCGAAAAACACCCTTTATAGGCCTACCTGACTCCCCTAAGACGCGTTCGTCAGCGGGCAGGTTGTGTTCATCCATGACGGCCGGCAGGTTGATTTCCTCGAAGGTCTCGTGCTCATAGTCGCTCGAATGGAGCCTACCTATAAGGTCATCGGCGTGCCAACGCGTAGCAATGATGATAACTGAAGCCCCGGGCTGGATACGCGTATGAAAGGTGGATGTGTACCATTCCCACAGCTTGTTCCTCACTAGGGCTGAATCCGCTTCCTCGCGGTTCTTGATAGGATCATCGATTATTCCCACCCCTGTTATGCCCAATCCCGTGATGAGTCCGCCCACGCCAGGCGCCACAAGGCCACCTCCTCGCATGGTGCCCCAGGAGTCCACGGCCTTGTTATTTGGGTCCAACTCGCCCCCGCCCTCCACAAATCTTCGCTGGATATTCCTCGATTTCGTGCCCGCGAACCTCGCTGAATAGGAACAAAACGCGTTTAGACAGGCCGGATCGTAATGTAATCGCCAGGCCAGACCTGACATCGCAGTCTCTGTCTTGGCATGTCTGGGCGGCAGTGAGACGGTGGCGCGGATAGACTCATGGCGTGAGGCCTCGAACAGGTCCATGATGACCTGGACATGCTCCGGCGGCGGGTATCGTGGCGTCACCCTTCGTATGTATTGGTCGAGTGATTCCGTGCCCTGGTCAGCGCTCAGCAAGCTCAGGAGTTCCACCTCATCATCGGAAATCTCCTCCTCTTCCAGGAGTCCTCGCTCAATCATGAGCTTCTTCATCAACAGGTCTTGGGCCTTTTCTTCGTCGTGCGGCATTGTGTCCAGCTTACCACACTTTGGGTTCTCTAGCAAGGCCTTAAAACGAGGGCACATATACTAGCACACTTTGAAAAGAATGTCAAATGGGCCCAAGGTAAATATCATGACCGAAAAGGGTCAAACGGCATTTGGTACTTTTTGGTATTTCTTGTACGAATCGTCGATTTTGGACCAAAAAAGGGTCATAATTACAGTATAGGTGTAATTATTGGGTTTTGGAAAAGTCGAAAAACA